ATCCTGATGGGAAAAATATGATACCAGAAGATCAAAATGCTATAGACTATCTTATCTTAAATAAGGCTCTTGAAGTTGTTGGGGTAGATTCAACAACAGGAGAACTTCTGTATGGATTTACTCCTAAAATAAAGGACATAATGCCAGAATTATATAGGGAGCATTTAAACCACGTTAATTCTGAGATAATGACTATGTGGGAAAAAGGGTTTGTAAATGTAGATTTGTTATCTGATGAGCCTATAGTTACCCTAACAGATAAAGCATTTGATAAAAATGAAGTGGCTAAATTATCTCAGGATCACCGCTGGGCTTTGGATGAAATGAAGCGCCTCATGAAGAGGCGAAACTTCTGATATAATCTATGTATATCTAGGAGGATTATATGCCAGTAGGTGGTAAAGGAAAGCCAGCAGGCGGGTACCGTGCTGGTAAAAAAGGATCTTATGGTTGTGCAGGATTTCCAACTGTAAGTGCTGACGGCACAGTACATGGATGCCATCCAACTAAGGCTAAGGCTCAAGCACAGGCTCGTGCTATTTGGGCAAGTACGGCTAAAAAATTTATAAATGGTGTAGAAAAAGCAATGGTCACTGAAGGTGATTATGTTATGTTTCTTTGCGAAGAAGATGAAATTAAAGTTGGTCAAGTAGAGTTTGTAATGACTGAAGGTACTTATGGACTAACAGGTTCAGAATATGCAATGGAAGCAACGCCAGAAGATCCAGTATTATCTATTCGTATTTTTGAAGAAGAAGACGGTGCTTGGGAAGCAACTGAAGATATTCATGCACACAGAGCATCTGAAGTAGTAAAAATTGAATCATTAATGGTATCAAGAGACGTTGTTGAAGAAATGTCTTCAAGTTCTTCTCCAGAAGAAACAATGCAGTCTTCAATGGATGCTTATGATAATTCAATTGGCAAATCTTATCAATCCGACAATGAAGATGAAGATAAATGGGATAATATGACAAAAGCCTGTTGGGTAGGATATGAGCAAAGAGGCATGAAAGAAAAAGATGGAAGAATGGTTCCTAACTGTGTGCCTGTAAATAAAGCGCAGATGGCTAATGCACCATATCAAGATGCTGAATTAGATAGACAAGATAGTGCAGATATAGAATTGGCTGCTAAACCTAACTATGAAGATATGATTAAGCCACGCAGAAGTGGTTCAACACCAGCAAATCCAAGACTATATGCTTCAGTTGTGCAAGCAGCAAAAGATAAATTTGACGTTTATCCTTCTGCAGTTGCAAATGGCTGGGTAGTTCAAGAATACAAACGTCGTGGTGGTACATACAAAGGAGTTGACATGGACAAGAGAGAATTCTCTGGAGGACAACGTGAAAGAATGGCAGAGGCTGGAACAGCAATGCCTGATGGTTCTTTCCCAATTGGAAATCGTGCAGATCTTATGAATGCAATTCGTTCTGTTGGACGTGCAAAAGATTATGGTGCTGCAAGAGCACATATTATTCGTCGTGCACGTGCACTAAATGCAATGGATATGCTTCCTGAAGATTGGCGTAATAAAGCAACAAAGGGTATGGGAGATTGGTCTGGATCAATTTTTGATCTAAATCCATTTGTAAAATAATGTCTTCTGGCAAATATAAAACAAAACATCCTTTTAACCCCATTCAAATTAAAAATGGCATGATTGTTAGACTTAATAAGAATGGAACAGTTAAATCAATTCTTGGTAAATATGGAGAGTATAAGAAAAATGAAAAGTAAAATTATTCAGCCTTCAGATATGTACAAAGCAGAAACATACACACCAACTTCTGGTATGAAAGCAGCAGCACGTCGTGCTTTGCGCTGGAAAGAAGAAGGTAAAGCAACAGGTGCGGGAACTCCAGTAGGTTGGGGTCGTGCAACAGATATTGTCGCTGGTCGTGCATTATCATTAGATACAGTTAAGCGCATGTATTCTTTCTTTTCTCGTCATGAAGTTGACAAAAAAGGAAAAGACTTCTATAATAATAGTAATCCATCTAATGGAAGAATTATGTGGGATGCATGGGGTGGAGACGCAGGATTCTCTTGGTCTCGTGCAATTGTAGAGCGTGAAAAGAAAAAGTCTCAGAAAGTCTGGGAAGGTAGCGCATTTAGTCCAAAAAGGGGGTAAGTCATGGAAGAACTTGGGGTAGAGGAACTAAAGCAATTAGTTAATTTTTATCGTCAGAAAGCATCTGATACAGAATTTCAATTGCTACAAACACAGATCAGGTTTAATAAACTTATGATCAGCCAAGCAGAACCAGTGCCTGCAACAAAAATAACAAAAACTAAATCTTAATAGTAGGAAATAAGATGGAATACATTTTAGCCATAGGCTTGACTTTTGTATTGTCTTTGGCTATAATTAAACTTAGCACAAGAAAAAGCATGAAAAATATTGGTCGTATCACGTATAGCCAAACATCTATACATGAGAGAACAAAACATTTTATGCCTAAAAATCTATATAAAAAACCAGAAGTGGTTTCACAGTCTAGAAAACATGTAGAAGCACATATGGTAAAAATAATTGTTATAGAGGACAAGGCATACTGGGTTAAAGATAATATCTTTTATGTGGCTGAAACACAATATGGAAACATAATTCCAGAAAGTGTGAAGCCAGTTGACACTGCAGATATGTCTAAAAAAGATATTGACAAAATGCTTTTTATATTGGATAATTTAGGTAAGGGAAAGAAGAGAGATGATAGTAGTAGTACAGGGAACGAGTGACTTTAATGATTATAATGTCTTCATTCGTGCTATGGGCGTTGCTATGTCAAGCATGAAAGAAGATGATCAAGACTTCTTTATCTACTCCGCTGGACCTGCAAGAATTAATTCTATGGTCTCAGAATTCTGTAACCTTTCAGAACGTGGCATGAAGGCAAGAGGAAAAAGAATTAAATACTATAAAGTTCCTATTCAATGGGTTTATGAAAATATGACTTATGTTAATTATTTTGCATTCTTAAGTAAACCAAAACAACCAGTTTCTAAACTTGTTGCAGAAGCAGAACTAAAAAACATTGAAGTTGGAATTTTTAGATACTAGGGGGAAATATGATAGTAACAAATTTAGAAAAAATGGAAAAGATTGTTGCTCGTAACAATAATCTTTCTTGGATTGGTTGGGATGTAGCAGATCGTAAAAGATCAGATGCTGCACGTACTGCCGTCAATGGGGTTAGAGTAAATGGAGTCTGGTACCTTCAGCGCATTTATCCAGTTAACCGCAATGGATGGGATATTCCAAATAAGTATAGGGGATAGATATGAAACAGCATCTGTGGAAAGACGATGCTCTTTGTCTAGGATCCGATACTAATGTATTCTTTGATATTTACGAAGAACAAACTGAAACAAGAGAATTTGTAGACTCTCTTTGTAGAACATGTCCAGTTGCTAATAAATGTTTTGCAGTAGGCGTATCTGGCAAAGAGTGGGGAATTTGGGGTGGAATATATTTAGAGGGCGGAGAAATCTCTAAAGAATTTAATAATCATAAGACTAAAAAAGATTGGTCTTATACCTGGCAAGCACTAACAATGGAGCAATAATGTATACAGATAAAATGCGTATGGCATTTCATTCTATACCCGCTCCTAAAAACTTTGGGGTAAGTCTTATTGACAATGAGACATTCATTACGATAAAATTAGATGAGAGATCATTTATACGAATGACTCATGATGAAAAGTTAGATGCAGTCAAGTATGTATCAATGGTAAAGAAGGCTTTAGAAATGGAAGGGGCAATTGTGCTAGTTACTAGAGAGGTAATTAAATGATTAAACATTTTATAAATTATTTTAAATGTAAAATAAAGGGTCATAATTTAGCAGATGCTGGATCTTGCCCTTTTACAGGATTAAGTTATAAAGTATGCATTGTATGTACAACTACATTTCCTATTGACAAATCCAAGCAGTAATGGTATATTAGAATCATGCAAACTTTTTTACCGTCTAGTAATTTTATTACCTGTGCTCAAATGTTAGACTCTAAGCGTCTTAATAAACAGATTTTAGAAGGCTATCAAATACTCAATGTTTTATCGGGTCAATCTCCTACTGGTGGATGGCGTAATCATCCAGCCGTAAAAATGTGGCGTGGTTTTGAGAAAACTTTGCATATTTACATTAAAGCAATGATACATGAGGCTAGACTTAGAGGTATCAAGACAGATAAAAACGAAGCAAATATACAAGCACTTTTTACTAAAGTGGGAGATTCTTGGGGATCAGGAATGCCAGACTGGTTAACTAATGAGCATACAATGATGCGTGTTGTAACTACTCATAAAGCAAATTTATTTAATAAGGATCCACTATATTATGCACAGTTTCAGCCAGCAACATTTAGTCCATATAATGTTCCATGCTGCTCAACGTGTAAATACTATTGGGTTACACATGTAAAGGAAGATAATGAAAAATAATATCATAACATTTGAAGCGCAAACTGAGCATGTATATGAGGTCAGAGAAAGACCAGTGCCAGCAGCCAAGATGGTTCCTGATTGGTGGAAAGACATTCCAAAGTATGCAAATGACCAAAACATGTTAAAGTTTGATCCAAAAGCAAGTATTACAGTAAAGCAGTGTGCTCCTACAATAGATATGTTAACTGCTGGATACATTCTTCCATTATGGTCTGACCTATATGTTACACAACAAAATAATATTCCATATGTTCAGTGGACCACAGATGAGGAAGTATTAAGTGTATGGTCTGCTGATCAGTTAAGTAGTTTTCAAGTTCCAGATGGTTATAGCCCATCCGCTTTTAAATATTATCATGGATGGAATATCATAACTCCCCCTGGCTGGTCAACATTATTCATACATCCAGTTGGATATCAAAATTTACCAATACGTGTAATTCCTGGCGTTGTTGATACAGATATTTTAACAACATCAATTAATTGTCCATTCTTTATTAAAGAAGGATTTAGCGGTACTATTGAAAAAGGT